TAGTCAAGCATAGGGTCTTTAGCTTATTGGCTACGGGTTGCCATACATCTTTAGTAATAGACTCATCAAGGGTCCAGTACACATGCCACCCAAACCCAGAGTTAACTATAGAGGGCCTAGGGAACGAGTGATACTTACAGAACTCCCCAATAGCATCAAGACCTTCATCTGGACTAGCATAGTCCATCGTCGGGTTCTTATCCTTGCAGTCTACATCTAACCAAAATGACTTCAGTGCCAATACGTTATCCTGCGTTCTAGCTCCCGGCTCTCGAAACGAAGCCATCGCATAGTACGCATTGGTCCCATCAATAGTAGATGCAGCTATACCCGCAGCAACCATCTCCTCACGGGATTCAAAAAAGACCTGTACGGGCCGGCCCTTCTTGATTGTGGTGAGGCAACAAAACCCCGTAGAAGGTACGACACCTTCAATAAGTGCGTCCATGTAAGATCCTGTATTACTTAAATAAGTTTAGCTGGGGGGTATTATCTAATTCGCAGGAGCCGGCTTTTGCGATTCGGCTACTTGCTTCTTGTAGTAAGGGGATCAGATCCATCAACCCTGTAGTCCACATACTGCTGTCTATGATACCTACTAATTCGCTATCACTAAAGTGATTATATTTGGTGTGCATTTTATTCTCCATTTATGCACCCGTGACGCTCGTCACGGGTGTTGATCCTACATCAGTCACCCCATGCAGCAAGGGAGTTCTTAATCTTAGATGCACGATCTTCAGGGGCGGCTTTAGTGACTACCACTGGCTCACTGTCATCCTCAACCACTGCCTTCTTAGCCTTCTTAGCTACTGGTGCTACTATTACTTCATCATCTTCCTCAACTACTTCTACTACGTCTGTTACCTCCGACACACCAATAGCTGGAAGTTTAGTAGCCTTCTCACCAACTGCAAACAGGGCTGCAGGGGTACTACCTTGACGGGCTACGATACGTGCTTCATCGGCAGTTAGGTGTCTGACCGGAGAGAACTGCAGCTTAGGTACGGAGGAGTCCTCGTCAAAGCTCATTCTAGTAACCATATCATGCACGTCTAGGTTATTAGCTGCCAGTAAGGTTGCGTACCCCATCAGTGCTTTACTCTTGGTGCCATTATCACTAAAGATTGACATGGCAGGGAGAACCAACTGATATACATCGCCTTCTAAGTCCCCACCCAATGCAATAGCGATCTTACGTTTGTAGGCGCAAGCACGGGTTCCGTTCGGGCCTGATCCCTTGACGTTGCGTAGGCAAGATGCACATGTATCTGCTTGTGGCTCTGTAGAACGGGCATCTGGGGTAACACCATTCTCAGACGTGCAGTTAGGTGGGCTTGCGGGTTGACCTTGTTTAAATGGCTTTGATGGGTCGAAATGCACACGGCTGTTACTTAGTGCAGCGCGAACAATAACTACATCCATAGATCCAGACTTATTCTTCTGTACTTCTTTACCATCAACAACCAGAACAAAGTCCTTACCATGCAGTCGGATGTTCTTTATGGGATTCTGCGAAGCACCTTGTATTAATGACCGTGTGGTTGCGCTGAGTTCTTTCTTCTTCAGGTTTGCAGGGATGGTGCTAAAGTCAAATGGGGTTAGTTCTGTGCTCATGTCATGCTCCTATTATCATTAATGAAACGCTCTAAATCGCTTTGTAGATACATTGCCCTGTTACCTATCATTACCCGTGCAGGGCCACGGTGCTCTTTATACAGCAGATACATCATGCTTTTACTCACCCTTAGATACTTTGCTGCTTCTACTAGTGTCAGCAGGGGGTCGTTGTTCACTATCATGCTTCCTCCTTCTTTCGCGGTTTATGTACCGATATTGCATACTCCCGCATCAAACTAACTCCCGGGGGATGGTCATCCTTATGCTCTCTCATCCATTCCTTCATGTTCGTCTGGTGGATACGGCGTTCTAGTAAATCAACCGCACCATTCTCCAGCACAAAACGATGTAGGGGGTCCCAATCACTTGCCCAGTACCGTTCCTTTATAACCCTAGATACTGTTCCGTAATCAGTAGCGAATGAGTTTACATTCTGCTCCCTGCATATCTCCATCAGCTCATCATCAATTACCGCCATCTCAGTGTTAATGGCCTTGATCTGAACTTCTAGGGAAGCTATCTTCTCACGCATCTTTTGGCGGACATGTACTAATCGACCTGCGCTAAACGACATCGTATTTCTCCTTATCATTAGACTACGTTATGTAGTGTACGCGAGAGTAGTACAGATGTCAACTGTTTATTATATCGTTGTATAACGCTATTAGATGTTCATGTTCGTCGATTTTCTTGTTCAAGGATGCGTATATCTTAGACTCAGCAGGGCTACCCTGAATCATGTATACAGTTACCTTGTTGTGTTGCCCCTTACGATGAGCACGTGAGTTAGCTTGTATGAATGTCTCTACGCTAGTGGTAGGGCCAAACCAAACTACCGTGTCTGCTGCAGTTAACGTGATGCCATGCGCTGCTGCCTGTGGCTGGATAATGATTACTCGCAGCATAGGGTCATTCTGGAACTTCTCAATAATGGCACTGCGCTTAGACAGGGATACTGCCCCATTAATAACAGCGCATGTATGCTTCTTGCGGGTAAGGAACTCCTCTATCATTTCGATGGTATGAGTGAATGGCGCAAACACAATGACCTTATGCAAGCACTCATCAATGATAGCCTCTAACTCATTCATCCGGCTAGACACGTCGAAGTGAACCGTATTACCCTCGTCTGAGTAAACCGATCCACAGCTGATCTGAAGTAATTTAGTAAGTTTAGCCGCTGCATTAACCGCGCTGATCTCCTCCCCTGCCGCCTCTATAAGCATCTGCTTCTTCAGCTTGTCGTAATATTTCTTCTGCTGCGATGTTAGGGGTACTTCTCGCAACTCATACATCATGTCGGGTAGGTCTAGGCACTCCTGCTTGGTAAACCGTATCGCTGGCTGCAGTACCTTAAACACCAGATCCTTAGCGTTAGACTTAGGCATCCACTTAAACATAGACATCTTCTGCATGACAGCAGCCTTCCACGCACCAAAGAAGGCGGGTACCTTCGTAGGATTTACTAACTTGGCAAGGCCGTATGCATCTTCAGGAGACTGCGCCGCTGGTGTACCCGTCATCATTATCAACCGTGTCTCAGGCTTGACTAGCTTCTTGAATGTCCTCCAACGCCGTGTCTGTACGTTCTTTAGGTGGTTGGCCTCATCCACGATAATCATATCGAAGTTACTAGCTACTAGCTCATCCAACACAATCTCTACACCATCAAAGTTTATGATGACGTACTCATAGTCCCCAGTAATTATCTCCCGTCTGGTCTTGACTGACCCATGCGCTACCCCTACCCGCCTATGGGGTACTACGTTAAACAAGTCTCTACGCCATGCAGCATGCACAATAGACAACGGACAGACAATAAGGACACGCTTCACAAGCCCCAGACTCATTAGGTAGTCTGATGCCCATGCAGCACTTGCCGTCTTGCCTACCCCTGCCTCATTGAACACAAAACACTTTTGGTTGTTGACGATGAATGATGCGGTGTCCTTCTGATGACTCATAGGGGTGAACGCCCCGGGCCACTTGTAGTCCTTCTTGATGGTAGAAGGTACGTTCTTAAGCCCTAGCCTAGTAAGGATGTCCACGTTCTCACGATTCCACCTGACCATGAGTTCATGTACACCCTCGCCAACATCACCTATATAGATGCAGTCATTTAGTACTGATGTGTATCTTTCCGGGTTACGAACCCGCACTAATATTCCGCGTCCTCCTACTACTTCCATTACTTTTTCCCTTTAGTCTCGCCTTTGTGATGCAGGTTCTTCTTCTCGTTTGCATTGGTTGGGATCAATTTGAGGTTGCTCATCTTGGAAGCACCCCCTTTCTCTACCGGCTTTATATGATCTATCTGCATTCCATCGGGCCTAGCAATCCCTGCCTTGTCATACATTGCTCTGGCTTTGGCTCGAACCTTCTGCTTCTTATCCTCACCGTTGGCCTTCTGGTACTCCCACTCGCGCTTCCATTCTGGATCACCCTTAGGTAAGTTTGGTTTACGTGGCATGACTATATCCTCTCTATGTTATGTGGGCAGGTCTTTACGGGGCACCAGCCACACAGGGGGGTAGGTATTTCATTAAACACTCCATTTGCAACTGCTGCTTCAATCTTTGCTGTCTCGCTAATCCAGTGCACCCACCGTTCTCTTTCTTCCTCTCTCTTGTATGTCTCTGACACAACCTTATCGTACAACAGGAATAACAGGGATGCGCCAATAGTCTCGATTTCTTTATGGTGGCTGAACAGCATCAAGGCCATAAGCTCTAGCTGCTTGGGGTCGGGGTATGATGCCTTCCCCGTCTTATAGTCCCCCACATATGCCTTCGTACCATTAAGTACAGTAATATCAGCAACACCGCGCATGAACACATCGGAGGCAAAGAATTCACATGGCTCTAGGGAATCATTCAAAGCCATCCGACACTCAGTTATCTTAGTTCCCGGTAGTGCATTTATTGTATCTACTACATAATCAAACCTACTATGGGGGCCAAGAGGAACACCGCTTTTTACACCATCCTCCAGTGCCTTATGCACTTCCTCCCCATACCGGATCTGTTCTGACTTAGGACTAGGCCACTTCTTAAGTATCCTGCACTCATAATACTTCCTTGGACACTGCTGGAACTCCTTGATCGCCGAGTAGCTGTAAGCCATATATTTCCTTTACGAAAGTAATCCCGGCTATTGTACTCCTATTTAGCATCGCCGTATCGTTTACCTGCACCTACTTCGCAGTCTAGGGGCAAGCCTGCTGCCCACCTAGGTGGCTTACGCATTACCTTCTTGATAAACTTCTTAGCATCCTCTACTGACTCATCGAGTACAGGGCATATAATTTCATCGTGTACTAACCCTGCGATGAGATACTTAGCATCTATATCCACAGCATTAGCTGCCATGATGTCCCTAGATAAACTCTGTACAATACGTTGGTACACCTTTGCGCCGTATACTCTATCCTCTGTGTTCTTAGATCCACGCTTTACTTTGTACGTCCAATCATAACCGTAACCCTTGTCTCCATCCTTACGGGCCAGCTCTGGGTAGGATAGTATTAACCCGTTAGGTTTCTCAATCCCCTTTACACCTCTTACCGGCAGTAGTTTGTATGCTGTATGCTCCTTATCAGCGAGTATCCAATCCAGTATGTCAGAGCCAACCTGCCATGCGCCTACTACATTAATGTTTGTAGTTCTATACAGGTCCTTCAACCGTTCTGCTTCTTCTAGGGTAACTATGATTCTACCCTTGCTCTGGATGCGTATCGTGTCCTGTAACTTGGGTGCACCCGTGCCATAGATCAATGACAAGCAGCACACCTTAGCTATGAATCGCTCCTCACTATCTTTAGCGATCTTGTCATAGGGGATGTTAAACGCTTCAGCAGCAAACATGCGGTACAGATCTATCCCATCCTTTAGCTGCTTAACGGCATCATCCTGACCTGCTAGCCACATACCCACACGCAGTTCGATATTACTCAAGTCGGCAACTACTAGCGTATGGCCTTCTGCTGCCATGAGTGCCTTGCGTAGGGTTGATCCCCTAGGTAGGTTCTGTGGGTTAGTGTCAAAGCCTGACCACCGATGAGTTACCTTAGCCCCTGAGTAGAGCAGTGAGAATGGGTACGCACCACGCTCAGATATACCTATAAACGAATCAGTACGTGTTTCAGTTATGGTTGACCTACTATCCAGCCGGGTAGCCACAAGCGTTGCGACGATAGGATCTTCGCTGTCACCTAGTGATGTGAGTGCTTCATCTGTCTTAGCAAATGCCCATGCCTGCTTGCCTGTCTTAGGGCTAGTCTTTGTAGGGGGATCTATGCCACGGGTCCGCAACAGCTCTGCAAACTTGTCGTTGCTCATCAGCAGCTTCTTAAGCGATTCCTCACTCTTAACACCAATCAGGTTCATCAGCATCAGCAGTGCACTACGTCTGTCGGCCCGTATATTAATCAGGTCATCTTCCAGCAGGGGGCGGTCTACCTCGATAATAGGTTCTGCAAACATACGTATGGTCATGTCTACTACCTTCAGTTCGCCCTTAGGGAATACAGGCAGCATCTTGTGGAAGATGTTATAGCACAGCTCCGTGTCGTGGATGCAATACTCCCCATACACCTCTAGTTCTTCCGTCGTAAAGTCAGCTAGGTGTTTGCCCTTCGCCATAATGACTGCATCACCCTTGTCTGCTTCTTCGTACTTCTTAGCGAGGTTAGCTAGTGATGATGACTCCGATACACCATGCAGGGCATTAGCCATACTCATAGTATCTAGGTAGCCCACGGGGGTGATGCCATAACGCCAGTTTAATATAGCTCCATCAAAGGCTGTGTTCTGGGCTAGCAGTAGGTGATCTCCCCACGGTAGTGAGGCTAGGTGCTTCTTAACCTTATTGCCTGTTACCCATACTATAGGGCCATCATCTACCTTAGTAGCCACCCCTATAACCTCAAACTCTTTCCCTCTGATGTATTCCTCTGTGGTGAGTTTAGATAGGCTGTACTCGGTCGAGTAGTATGTTTCAAAATCTAGTGTTATCAGTTTCATTTTTATCCTTAAGCAATCCAGAACATACGTTCACCTACCCTTATCCCTATCTCATCTAACCCATTATTTGTTTCTTCTGGTGTCCACATAAGCATCTTCATCTTATCGCCTATCTCTTTGGGGAGTGTTTCGTCTGTGTACTTGATGCTGTCTATCCTCGATATGGCGGTATCACTAGGTATGTCATCTACATCTATAGTCCCGTCATTATTTCTTGTTACTAGGTACTTGAACAACATGCCTGTTTTCTCCTCTGTTTTCTTTTTCTTGTTAATCTTCTCTTCCGTATACGCCGTACCAAACAAACTTGTTAACTCTGTGCTCATTTCTCTAAGTAACTGCTCCCGTGGTATCGCCATGCCTGTCTCCTCTATACTCCATGCATATATTCATATAGTGTGGTTACTTCTCGCCCTTCGTCTATCGCTGCCATAAGGCTATCTAGCCCTGCTTCCCATGCATCTTGCATCTCCATACGGCTACGGATGCGGGTCTTAGCATAAGTCCTTTGACTGTTGGCTTTCAGTAGGGCTGCGATACGGGTTCTGTTACTGCGTGTGATGTCCAGATATTCTGTCATTAGGGCACGTCGCTGACTCTCTCGTGCTGCCTGCTCTTGCTGCCCCTTAATAACATCGGCTAGTAATACGATCTTTTTCTTTATGGCTTGCCTAGTATTTATTACCTTCTTCCTACACTTAGGGCAGTTAGGATGTATCCCACCACCTTTCTTTCTGTACAACACACGTGGGTATAATCCCTTACATGCCGTGCATTTGTGGTCATTCACGGTGTTCTTCCCAGTCATCCCTACAAGCAGCATCGCACCAACGTAGTCCTACTTTATGTAGTGGCTCTTCACAGTTAAGGCAGTATCCTGTGGGGTCTACCTCTAGCTGGGTATGCTTACCGTATTTACGCCGTGCTGTATCTTCCCGATCCATCATTTCTTGTGCACGATCTGCATCATCACTCATTTTCATCTACCTTGTCAAATATAGCTGCTAGCTTCCATAGGGTAAGTTCATTTATAACTGCTGCATAGCCCCCATGCTTCGCTACGCTTGCCAACCAGTTTAACTGCAATGCTGACGGGCCGTTATCTCCTGCCTTTGCTTCCACACTAATAAACTTACCTTTGTAGCATATAAGGAAGTCACTAACACCAGACTTACCGAACCCCCCTGTGGCAGGCATGCAGTACAACGCCCCCCGCGAGGCTAGTAGCTTCTTAATATCCTGCTTAACCTTTGCTTCTGGTGTTAGTGCCATATCCTTACTCCTCTTTATCAGTCTCAAACTGAATTAGCAACTCTAAATAGTGCTTTGCTTTGTGTAAGTCTTCAACACCGTTCTTCTTCTTCCACCTACATACGTACTTGATTACGTTACCTTCCATGTAAGGTATATTGTTTTTATAGATAAACTCTACGGGTTGTATCACCATCTCTTTGTAGTGCGCACCACCTTGTTGTGACTCTAATGGGGTAGCTTTCATTTAGTTTTCCTATAGCTTGTACGGTTGCCCGCGTTATCAAACCTGTTAACTATGCCCGCTGGAGATACTACTTCGTACCCAATACGATTACCTTTGCTGTCAAACACCGCGTTGGGGGAGTTATAGTTAGCACTGCTGTTCTCATAGTTTTGAGGGCTGTTCCTGTAGTTCAGACTACTGTTGCTGTAATTTGCGCTGCTGTTCTCATAGCTTAGGGGGCTGTAGCTATAGCTGTAGCCTTGCCCAAACACATACGTCGTTAAGGACATGATTATAACTACGCACACAGCGATCCTAAGGTTCTGGTTCATTTGTATAACGCCTTAGTATCAAGTACGATTAGCTTATCTATGTACTCATGCACATCCACATCATCAATGGTGCCCCACTTAGAACGTAGGTGAATGGTGTTCTGGTACTTCTTAAGCAGCCCTAAACGGCTTTGCTTCTTGTCTGTCCATGTGCCTAAGCCCTTAATGAATGTCAGCTCTGACTTAGTAGTCCATGTTCTATCTATCTCTTTCTTATTCATATTAATCCTCTAAGTTACGTACTGTTACTTGTTGTATCTCACCTGTGGGGGCCTCTAATAGCACTTGCTTGATAGCTTCTTCTGCCGTGCCTGCCACCTCGATATACATCCTCTTTACACCATCTACCACACATATAATATGCCAGCTAGACATCACCACCCTCCGTTGGACTGGTTGATATTAGTATCTTCCCGCCTACTTCCTGATTGAATACCATATGCCGTAGGTTAATACACATGGTGCTGTTGCTCTGGCATTGGCCTGTATATACATTGTATACACTGCCTGTTATGGCATCCATCCAGTAGACACCACTACCTAGTAACACGGGGGTGAATACGCGATTGGTCTTTGTATCAAGCCATAGTTGATTATTATCTATCCACTCCATCTTAGGTTTTAGTGCTGCCTTATACCTATTAGGTGTGGTAGGAAACACATCATTTGCCGCTACTAATACAAACCCCGGTACTACCCGTTTTGTTGTTACCCGTACTTTGGGTACTACTGCCTTTTTAGCTACGCGCTTAACTGCGCTCTTTACTACTGGTGCTTTACTCATCCCACGCCCCGCACTCGTAGATATTCACTCGTTCCATCAACTGCCCTACGATGATGGGGTCGTACTCAGGCACATACTTCTTAACCAGCGCCTTGAACTCACCAGAAAAACCATTTAACTTCTCCAACCTACGTTCCCCTGCCATTTGCTGAATC